AAAAAAAAGATACCAACAAATTAAAATACATGCCAACCAGAAATTATTACAAGAAAAAAATGACAATATTATTAATGAAGTAAAGAAATTGACTGAAAAATTAATCAATAAAGCAGAACAGGAGGTTGATATATTAAAAGAATCTTGGATTTCTAAAAAAAAAGAAGAAAGTATATTACTTAATAAAGTTAAGGATAACAATTTTCTTGAAGTCCAAATAATACAATTAAATGAACAACTACGTTCAAAAAATTCTATAATAACTGAATTACAACAAAGAACAGAAAAACTTTTAAAAGAAAAAAATAACTTTCAGACTGAAATTACTAAATTAAATAAATATATTACTCAATATAAAAAAGACAAAGATTTTGTTGATAAATTAAAAACTAAATATATGGCAAAAGAAAATTTAAAAGAAAAAAAAACAAAACAAATTATAAAAAAAGAAGAAGAAGAAGAAGAAGAAGAAGAAAAAAAAATACAAAATATAGCTAAACAAATAAAAGAACCTGAAAATTCACTACGAACACTAACTGCTAAAAAAAAGAATTCTTCAAAAGTAGTGTCAAAAGTTGGACAAAAAAATAAAAAGGAAATGGAAAAAAAATTACTAATGAAAATGACACTTCGTGAAAAGGGACCACTATTTGAACATAATTATATATGTACTGGCATTTACCGAAAAGAAACTGATTTTGAAATTTTGCTTAAAGCAAAAAACAAGGTTATAATTCATTTAAAATTTGATTATAGATCAAATTTTATTAATATAATTACCACGGATAATAATATTTCTCTATCCTGTATATTTGAACCAGATACATATTATGAAATAATATTTACTTTTAACCATCAAGATATTACAGTAAACATAAATGATAATTTATTAGGATCATATAATATACATGAAAAATTATTAGAAGATATAATTGTTAGAATTAAATCAACTAGATCAATATTTTATCATCAATATATTAAATTTCTCAATTAGTAAGTTGTTGTTTTTTTTCAAAAAATTTGGAATAATGTGATTTTGTCAATACAAATGGAATTGGTTCCATATTTGCTTTACATGGTTTTAATTTAGGGGCAAATATTATTTTTCCCCATTCATCTTTTTTTACAATATTTAATCGTTTCATTATAATTATTATATATGACATTTTTTTTAATATATAATTTATAAAATATAGTTCTTTGTCAAATTTTTATAAAATTTGACAAAGAACTTGCTGACATTTATTATAAATTAAAATTGAAACAATTGTATTTTTATAAATAGAATTAAATCAATGGATAAAAAAAATAATATATCAAACAAAATTTTAAATAAAATTTTAAAAGATAGTATTAATTTTGAAAATATCATCACTTCATTCTTATTAACAAAACAATGGAAGGGTAATATAAAAATAAAACAAAAACCAAAGAAAAAGAGAAAAAATGCATACACTGTATTCAGCTCAAAGTATAGAAGTATTGTTAAACAAGAAAATCCAGACAAAAAGTTTGGAGAAATTAGTAAAATAATTGGAAAAAAATGGAAAAATTTAATGTCAGAAGAAAAACTAACTTATCGAAATGAAGCATTAAGATTAAATCAAATTTCTAAAAATGAAACAGACAAAGAAGAAAAGAAAATGATAGTATTTACAAATAACGAAAATTCTTTAGAAGATGAGAATTTTAATAAAGAAAATCAAAATAAACTTTTCCAAAAACATCTGACTAAATTAACACAAAATATACATAATATTTTATTTGACATAATTATAATTGACATATCAAAAAAATATAATATCCCGCAAAAAGAACTTGTTAAATGTATTCCATTTAAAAACAAAAAATTTAAAAAAAATGCTTATACCATATTTAGTTCTTCTCACAGGAAAAAAATTAAACAATTATACCCTGAAAAAAATTTCGGAGAAATAAGTAAAATGGTAGGATCAAAATGGAAACAACTTAGTGATGAAGAAAAACAGGTATACAAAATACAAGCTGAAGAAGAAAATAAAATATTAAATGATTAGATTAATTTTCAATATTTAAAATAAATATCTATTGTATAAATATATTATAATATGTCTTGTGGATACAGTTCTCAAAATCAAGAAGAAAAAAAATTAATAAAAGTTTTAGATAAACATATTGTTGGTGGAGCAAAAAGAGGAAGAAAAAAAGTTGGAAGTGATGTGTTTAATAAGTATAAAGATAATACTAATATTCAAAAACTCGATGAAAAAATTTGCCAACAAATGACACTTAAACAATTAAGACAAACTGCGTTATATAAAAATTTACATTATGATCCACAAAACCGTCCAGCATGGAGTGGCAAAAAAGGTTCCAGATTTGGAAAAAAATCATATTTAAGTAAAAGTGAATTATGTAAATATTTAAATGACCCAAAAAAGTATGTCGCAGATTTAAATAAAGCTTATGCTAGTAAAACAAGAGCAGGTCCTAGAATTAGAAAAACAAGAGCAGGTGATTGTATTCCTAAAGCTAGAGTTCCAATTAATAATAATTGTAATTCTAATGGAGAATTTAAACATACAGGTAAAACTAGCAGTGGTATTGATTGTTGTTATAAAAAAAAACAAAAAACTAAATCATCAAGAAGACAAAATAAAATAAAAACATCTGGTATAGTTTTGAAAAAAAATATTAACAAAATAGTCAAAAATTTAAGTAAAACAACTGAAATTTTAAATTATTTAGAATCATCAGTTGGTATTTCAACACAAACCGATTTTAATCGATTTGCTACATCTCCAAAAAAATTCTTAACCAAATTAGATAAATATGATGCTAAAAATCCAAATGCTCTTAATTCTATTACATATTCATTTTTAAGAAAAACAATTACAAATTTAATGTAAATTTATATACAATATGTATGACAAAAATATATAACAAATACTATTTAATAATAAATATCATAACAGATATTTATTATTAAATGAATAATTCGTTAGTTAAATGTTCAAAAGTTTCTGTTAGAAACTCATCAATTGATAATGCTGGATTAGGTGCATTTGCGAATACTTTTATCAAAAAGGGAGAAATAGTTGAAATTGGTCTTGTAAAACAAGTTGATTGTGATGGACATAAAAATCCATATCTTTTTACATGGAGTCAAGATAAAACTGTGTGGGCATATGGAGCAGGTTGTGCTACATTCTATAATACTTCTAATAATCCAAATACTCATATGGAAAGAGATTTTGATAATCTTTCATATAAAATTTATGCTACTCGCGATATTCAAAAAGATGAAGAACTTACACATACTTATCTTAGTTTAAAATGGAGAGAATGTTTCGTTAAAGATTCCAAATTAGATTAATAAGAAATAATAAGTCCCAAAAAAATTTATTATATTACTAATTATTTAGGAAAATAACAAATTTTTTTATCTTTGGTAACAAATGCTCGAAAAGCAAATTTATTAAGCCTAATTTTTTGATAAAAAAAAGTCTTCCATTGAATTTTTGCTCCTCGTATGATAGATTTTGAAATTAATCCTTGCCTAAGACTAAGATTTTCTTCAAGTTTATCCATTTTAAGAAATAATAATTCAGTGGTTTCATCAAAAAGTTCTTGAAGATTTCCATAAATTTCTTCCCACTCTTTCCCTCCATGACGATGGGGCATAACCAAACGACAATCACATTTTTTAGTATGTTGACAATATGAATCAATAATTCCAAAATATATATCTTGTTCATGATCACTAAGTGAAAAAACATAAGGAAAACGATAAGGTGCCAAAATACTACCGGTTTGTATGTCTGCAAGTGATTGAACTTTATTTTCAAGTTCAGTCTTTGAGAATCCAAGATATTTTTGGCAAATTTCAGTTTTGCATTCGTCGGATAAACCATTATCCCCAAAGATTTGTTCCACATATGTTTTTAAACGTTCTTCTTTGTCGTCTTTTTCTTCGTTGGAATAAGATGACAAACAATTATTCAAAAAATTTCTACAAATTATAAATTCTTGATATGAAACCATTTCTTTAAATTATTTGAATAGGTAATCAAATAATCGTTTTTTTGATAAAAAAAATGTTATTATTATATATATTACACATGATTTTTAATATAGTAACTATTATTCTATTTATTGTTATCGTATCTATAGCAATTTTTATGACTATGAAACACTTAGAAAACGAAGACTTTACTGGAATCGGTAAAGTATTTTCATTTCATACAAATCCACAACCAAAATGTAATCCAGAAAATAATTGTTTTGGAGGTTCATATGTTAAATTTGGTGGAAATCCAAATTTCAAATACGATCCTAGAAAAAGAAATTTTAAAATGAACTTACAATAATTATACATCTACAATTGATTTATCCTCATCTTTATTTTCTTCCAATTCTGATACATCAAAATTCATGTATTTTTCAATTGTTCGTTTCAAAGTATCCTGATCAGCACCAGACCATTTATGAAATGCTTTTCCATTTTTCATTAAAATAAATGTTGGAAGTGATCTTGGACCAAAAAAATCCATTAGTTCATCTGCTTCATCAACATCCACCTTCAAAAAAATACAATTTTCATATTTTTTTGATAATTCAGCGAAAATTGGTTTAATCGTTTGACAAGGCATACACCAAGTTGCTGAAAAATCAATAATTATTAAATTAGAAGGATATTTTTTTGTAATTCTTTCTAATTCTTCGATATCTGTTATTTCGACTACTCTTGACATTATTATATGTATATAATAAGTATATTATATATATTTTTTATATACGCATTTATTATTAATTAATTATTAATAATAATTAATTGAATGTGTAAATTAAATTCATATAAAAAAATTGAATTTAATTACATTTAATTAACGATATAAATTAAAATGTTGATTTTTATTAAAACATTTGTTTCATATTTAACAACAGTTTTAGAAACTTTTGCTAAATCAGAAATATCAGATTCTATTAATCAAGAAGAATTGATGAAGATGAAATATTTTTTCATTTATAAACCATTATTCAAAGATTTTAAACAATTTAAAACTCAAAGCAAGAAAAATAATTATAATATTCAAAAATTTAATGATAAAGATCAAAAAAAATTATCCAATAGTGTAGTTGAATATGTAACTATATGTAAACAAATGCTAAAAAGTATTATTAAAGACAAAATTGATGAAAATATATCAGATTCGGATCTACAAACATATTATGATAAATATATTGATACTGATTCATTTTTTGAAATTTTATCCGATTATGGTTTCTTTGGTGATGAGATATCGGATAATGATGAGATATCGGATAATGATAATATAGGTGATGTAGAAATGCAAGATTAAAAAATTTAGATTGGGACTTGTTTAATTTATTTTTTCAAATTCATGATTTGATGGATTTTTTAATAATGCAATTTTCATACTATCAACCCAAACTTGCTTTTTTTGTGATTCACCTAACTTATCAAATGCGGTTGATGATGGTGATACATTCATTTCAATTAACCAAGGTTTCAATTTTTCATCTATAAGTATATCTACTCCAAATAATCCCAATTTTATATTGTTTTTTACTTTGGAGTCAGAACATATTTCATCTTTTAATGTAAGACACGTCTTCTTTAATAAAGAATTAATCTTATCAAATAAAGAACCCGAATTTATATTCTGTTTTTTTAAATATTCTTTCAATTGTACTAAATTTCGTGGATGTTTTGATAAAAAAATTTTTACTTCTTTTATAGGAACCTTATTAAACCAGTAAGCATTTGCAACAATTGAACCATATGTTAAATTATTAGTATCAAATTTATCTTTTCCAAAAAATACCCCTCCTTGTTTATGTATATATATGGATTTTTGATTTCCTTTACATTTAATAAATAAAAATAGACGTATCTTAAATACTCTGTCTTTAATCAATAAGGGTTTAATAAATTTTTGAATTATTGTTACTGGATATTTTAACTCTTTTTTCACATCTATCACTTGATTTTTTATCTTTTCCATATCATTATATACATAAATACCTTGAGCATTTTCTTCTTCCGTTTTTAAAACATATGAATCATTTTTATTAAATTCTTTTTCAAGAATTTTAAATTCATTGTTAAAAATTGAATAACTTGGAGGCATAATTTTACCAGCTTCATCTCTTCCTAATTTTTTGACTAATATTTCCCATAATTTATTTTTACGATTTAAATAATCAACACCTGGTATTACATTCAATATCATGTTTGGTCTATAATTTTTATTTACAAATTTAGACAATTCATCATCTGAATACCAATATGGTATATAAAAGTCACAATTTTTTGGATCATCTGTATAGGTTATGCCCATCTTTGTAAATAAATCCTTTAAACGTTCGTTTATACCTTCCTTTGATGATTTACAATATTTGAGTTTTTGTTTCTTAATCTCATTGCTTTCAGTTTTATTCATCAATTCATTAGATATTTCTGTAAATGTTTCCATAGAAGGTCCCTTTTCCATATAAAAAGTTAACTTTTCTTTTCTTGTATTAAATAAAACTAAAAATAAAATAGCAATTACTAATATTTGAATTATACTAAAACTATTCATTATACTATTAATTTAAACAAAGATTTTTAGTTTTAGTTAATTAATTTAGATTACAATCAAATTTAACCATTTCTTTAACCAAATCCGCAAAATTATATTGTCGCTCCCACCCCAATTCTCTAATCGCTTTTCTTGGATCACTTAACAATATATCTACCTCTGCTGGTCTATAATACTTTTTATTAACTTTTATTAAAACTTTATCAGTTTCTTCATTATATCCTACTTCATCTAAACCTTCTCCTCTCCACTTTATATTAATATTAACTATCTTAAATGCCTCCTCTACAAATTCTTTTACTGAATGACATTCACCCGAACCTATAACATAATCTTCTGGACTATCTCGTTGAAGCATTAAATACATAGCCCTTACTGCATCCTTTGAATGAAACCAATCTCTTTTAGCATTTAAATTACCTAATTCTATATATTCTATTTTACCTTTTAAAATTTTATTTATACCTCGTGTTATTTTACGAGTTACAAATGTACCACCACGTCTTGTAGATCCATGATTAAATAATATTCCCGAACAAGTAAACATTCCATACGATTCTCTATAATTTTTCATTATCCAAAAAGCATATAATTTTGCTACAGCATATGGTGAACGAGGATAAAATGGGGTAGTTTCTGTTTGAGGAATTTCTTGAACCTTACCATATAATTCCGATGTTGCAGCATTATATACCTTTACTCTATCTTTCATATCACTAGCCATTATCGCATCAAGTAAATACAATGTTCCTAACGCATTTACTTGAGTAGAATATCCAGCAAGTTCAAATGAAACTTTTACATGACTTTGTGCTGCTAAATGATATATCTCTAAAATAGAATCATCTTCCATTTGATTTTTAATTTTGTTTAAAACTGATAGAATATTACAAGGATCAGTTATATCCCCATAAAATAATTCTAATTTATCAAAAATATGGTCTATTCGTTGTGTATTAAAATTTGATGATCTTCTTATAATTCCATAAACCTTATATCCCTTTTCAAGTAAAAGTTCTGCTAAAAAAGATCCGTCCTGGCCAGTCAATCCTAGGATAAATCCGTGTTTATTCATTATAATCTATAATAATTTATATCTAAATAGATAATCTTATGTTATTTTAAAATTTTATGATTTCTAATACTTTTCATTAATTTTTTATCTCCAAATAATTTATTTGTTTTTTCTTCACATACTTCATTAAATAATGGATGTTCTTTAAAAAACTTCATTTATTATAATTAAGATTAAATTTTAATCTTTAAGTTTTTTTTGACGCCCAGTTATTCCTGTTATTAACGCATATTTCATTTGTTATTTTTATTAATATAAAATAATTCTTTTAGAAATTTTTTATATTAATTTTTTATATTAATTTTTTATAATTAAATTAAATTCACCATTTTTTAAAATTAAATACTTATGCGGTTACTTTCTTTGGTTCTTTGATGAAATGTGGAGAAAGATAAGTTTGTAAGTTAAAATAAGATAAATCTTGAGTTGGGACTAAGAGTTTTTTAAGAGCAGTTGCTGCTTTATATCTTTTATCTGATTTTGGAAGGGTGGTATTAATATAACGATTATCGTTCTTATCAATTCCATTCTTATCAGTTCTTGTCATACCTTGAAGGTTATGTTCTTTGATATAAGCATTAATTCTTCTGGTGACATCAGTTCTTGGAAGACATGTTCCTTTGTCGACACTTAAGAATTTAGCAAGAGCATCAGTAATTTTGGTTGGTTTATTAAATCCACTTGGATTTGTTTTTTGATTACCCCCTTTTCTTTTTCCGCCTCGTGGTTTTTTGTTCAATACTTTAAGTCTTTTACTTACACGTTTGTGTAAGGCTTTATAAGAACTAAGAACACCTCTAGCATCAACAATTAAAGTTTTCATAGAATTAATAGTATTGTTAAATTCAAGATCAATTTTTACATCTTCATCTTCAGCAAGAGTTTTAGCAATTGCTTTTACGACTTGCTCTTCAACAGAAACCTTAGCAGATACTTCTTCTACTACTGGAGCAGATACTGCTTCTACTACTACTGGAGTAGCTACTTCTTCTACTACTACTGGAGCAGCTACTTCTTCTACTGGAGCAGATACTTCTTCTACTACTGGAGCCTTTTTTGCTGCTTTTTTTGTTCTAGGTTTACGAGTGGAAGCTCGTGTTGTTTTAGTTTTCTTTTTAGATACTTTAGATTTAGAAGGCATTTTATAATATATTTATATGTTTTTATAAATATCATTGAACGCAGATACTTAATTATATTTTATACATATTGTATAACTAATTTAATGAAAAATTTATATTAAAATCATACACCTAATACAGTATATTAATTTAATTAAAAAAAATATAAACTTGATTTATAATCTTATTATAGTTTATTTTATTATTTAATATAGAATAAATCCTTTTATACATTATTCATATAGTCAATTGCGATTTAATTGATAATTAAATTATAGAAAACAATATGTTGCTATATAAAAATCTATAATTATATAAAAATTATAGATTTTTATTTATTACGTGCGTTATAAATGCTGCGGTTAAATGTAGTTAAAATTTTGGATATAGAATAATACATAAAAATTAAATGCCTCGAAAAAAATCGCATGTTAATAATCAAATGGAAAAGAATGTAAAAATATCAGATAAAAAAATACAAATAAAACAAAAACCAAAAAGAATTACTAAACGAAATTGTAAACAAGATCTACTAATGCAATCATTAATTACCTTCTTTTCAAATAAAAAAAACATAGATATAATTTTATCAATTATAGAAGGTAAATCAAAAATATCATTAAGACTTATAGATTGGTTTGTTACAAATTATTGTAAAAAAAATACAGTTAGATATTACATTAATAAAAAAGGACTACCCAAAAAACAAATCGATGTTCATTTAAATTATAAAACGCAGCTAAAATCATTTTCAAAAAAACAATTTGATCCCTTCCGAAGAGATGAGCGAATATTATTCGAATATAATAACGAAAAAAAATTAACTTTAACGACAACAGTTGGTCAGTTAAATTTTTTTCGTTGGGTTATTAAAAACAATATCCTAACATATATTGAAAAAAATTTAAAATCTATTGAAAAAGATATGAATTCTGTTACAAAAAAAAATAGAATAAGATACCTTAAAGACAAAGACAAAGACAAAGAACAAAAAACAACAAAAAATAAAAAACCAATTAGAAAACGAAGGCAATTATGTGTATCTGCTACAAAAACTATTAGCAAACACGTAGCAACAATAACTGTAAATTTCAATTAAAACATAGCTATTTTTATAACTAAAACTATTTAAAATTGAAAACATAATTTAATTTTAGTTATAACAATGTACAACATATCATTAAAAGATAATAATAAAAAAAATTCATATACAAATTTGGAAAACGATGAAGAATTTGATAATAAAGAGATATCATTACAAATTAACGATGAAGAAAATCAAGTGGAATCATCAATATGTCGTTTTTGTCTTGAATCTGATAATAAAGAAGATCTTATTGTTCCGTGTAGATGTTCTGGTTCTATGAAATTCGTCCATAGATATTGTCTTCAAGAATGGAGATCACAGGATGTAAATTCAAATAATTTTAAAAGATGCAATCAATGCTTATTTGAATATGAATTAATTGACAAAACATCAAATACTGAAAAATGTTGTCTATCATTTTGTAGCTTCTTTGAATCTAATAAATTTATTATTTTTATATTTTTACAAATTTTTCTAATATTATTAAGTTTATTTTATAAATCAATTGACGCAGATGGAACTTATTTATATAAACTATTCGGAATACATGTACAAAAATCTCGAGAATATTATATCTTTAGTGTTATTACACTATTATGCCCACTTACTATAGTTATTATTACTCACGATATGTACATTTATCATAAATATAAATTAAATACTTATTTCAATAACTACGCTGGAATAGGATTTCCTAAATTTGCTGTATATATTTTGTGTAATTTCGCCTTGTTTTTTCTAGATTCATTGGTCGCTTCATTTATTTTGAGTTACTTATTACAAAAAATATTAAAACATATGCTAGAAAATTTTTACTACAGAAATATAACAGAAAGAAGTTATGTTAATAATATAAATGATCCTAATAATACAAGTGATCCTAATAGAGAAATTAGATAATAAAATTATTTTATAAAATTGAATTAATCATTTAACAATTAAATAAATAATATTTATATACTATAAAACAGATTGATAATGAGCAATAGAAAATATCATTCAAACAAATATCATTTGCATCCCATGAATTTTCAGGTAAATACCAGAAATAAACTAGTTACCGAAAATGATATTAGAAATATTCTTATTAAACACGAAATTTATGATGAAGTAAAAAATATTTCATTATATCGACGAGCATTAACTCATAAATCTTACGTTAATACAAACGATTTTTTATCAAATAATCAATACTATCATAATCGAAATAATAATAACAAAAATATTGTACCATATCAAAAAAATTCTAATGAACGATTAGAATTTCTAGGAGATTCCATCATTGGACATATTATATGTGAATATTTATATGATAGATATCCTACTAAAGATGAAGGTTTCTTAACAAAATTAAAAACCAGATTAGTTGATAGAAAATCGTTAGCAAATTTTAGTAAATATATGGATATTTCCCAATTTATATTAATATCTAATCATATGGAAAATATTCACGGTAGAAATACTGATAAAATCTTAGAAGATATTTATGAATCTTTTATATGTGCCCTATATAAAGATCTCGGTTTTATGATTACAAAACAATTTGTAATAGCTGTTTTGGAAAATACAACCGATTTTGCAAAACTACTATATATTGATGTTAATTTCAAAGATAGATTATTACGCTTTTTCCAAAAACAAGGTTGGGAAACACCTGTGTATACCGCAGGTGATATGATTGGACCCTCACATAGAAGAACTTTTACTATGTACGCTACTAGAGTTGTCTATGATAAAATACAAGGTAAAAAAAAAATAATTAAATCAGACATAGTTGGGGTAGGTGTAGCTTCTTCTAAAAAAGAAGCTGAACAAATTGCTTCCAAAGAAGGATTGAGAAAATTTAATGCTTTAGGTGAAGATGAATAAAAAATATATTTAAGCTTTGCATTCAGAAACATTTGTATTAAAAGTAAAACACGCAGAATCAAATTTGTAAATTTTATCTTCTACCTCCTTCGCATTTGGAGCTTTTATTACTATACAATTACGATTTTTACACGTTCTTCTAAAAAGAAGAGCAAGAGCAAAACCCCAGATAACCGAAATCAAAAAACTTCCAAATTCTGTTTTCATTAATAATATTAAATTACCTAATAAAGCCATTTATTTATATATTATTAAATATTTTTTATTTTTTCTAAGTTATTATATTAATAATAGAAATGATTAATATAATAATTTCAATTATACTCGGATTCATTATTAGCTACTTCTTTGCTACATATATTCTATTTGATAATTACAAACTTAAAGGACCTAATTCTAATCACGTTAGAAAAGAAATATATATAGATGAAAATAAAAATTGTTTCTCTTTTATACCAAGTCCATATATTTGCCCAACTTCTATGTAATATGTTCGTTTCAATATCAATACATATTTATGAGTTCAAAATATATATAATGTCTAAATCTACTGCAATCAGTGATATACCAGATTCAAATAATGAACTTGTTCAACAAGTTCTTGATGAAGTAGAATTAAGTAAACAAGAATCTGAACGTTCTTATTCTAATGAACCAATGGGACAATTACCATTTATGCAACCCATACAAACTCAACAAACTATGAATCAAAATCCTATGGGACAATTTAATATGCAAAATATGCAAAATATGCCAAATATGCAAAATATGCAAAATATGCCCTTTATGTTACCACAAAATAATCAACAAATGGGACAATTTAATATGCCTCAATATGATGACAATGATAATTTATTTTTAGGATTTACTCTAAATCATATCAAAAATACAGTTATTGTATTGATATTATTTACACTTTTGCATATGCCTTTTATTACATCTATTTTAGGGAAATATCTTTCATTTATGATTGACTTTGAAACCGGAAATATTACAATTGTTGGTATTTGTATCAAAGCTTTAATTTGTGCAATTGTATTCCTAATAATCAGTCGTTTTATTTAATTTCTTACCATTTTTACCATCTCACTTTCAATACCACGATTTAATAAAATAGAAACTCGATGAACACCATCAACTAATATATATTTACCACTTCGCAATACACACTTTATTACCCCCATCTTCGATTTATCAAAATTTTTTATTAAATTATCATATTTAGAAAAACTATGTTCTAATCCATAACCAGCATAAATACCAGATGATTTCATGTAATTAATATAATTTTTCTTATTACCCATAACATATGTATAATGCGGTGAGTATCTTACTTTACACATTATATGTTTTACTTTATCATTACGACAACAATAACATTTTTCATAATTTGAATTTTCTTTTAAAATTTGTTTATTATTTATTTTATAAACCAATTTACAATAAATATCATCTAATAATAGTTTTTTTAAAACCATTCTTTATATTTTTTGTATTATATATTTATTTCCCTACCTTTTTAATAAACTTTTTTAATAAAGTTTGTAAATGTATGGAATGTTTTTAATTGGTCATAACATTTTAATTTTGTATTATTATTTTGAAGCACATAAAACATCTTAAAATCTTTAATTGCATATTTCCTAGTTTTATCAAAATATGGTTGCATTACTGAACCAACTATTGTATCAATTTTGATATTAGCCCACTCTTTTTCATCAATTTTTTCCTCGCTTAACTTCTCATTTGCTTGCTGATTTACTTTAGTAATAGTTTCTGGAAATTCTTTCACTCGAAAAAGGTCATCAGGTTTATAATTATCTTCGCAATATTTTATAAAATCATTTGTTCTTTTTAGTGCCATATTACGGGAGTCGTTTATATATCTTTCAATAAGTACCCTGTTCCTTTCCATAGAACTACTCGTATCATCACGATACTTAACTATTTGTGTTTCAATATCATTTTGCGAAATCCTAGATGCTTCACTACATTTTTTTAATATACCAGAAATATTTTGATTAATATACCAAGATTCCATTGCTAATGTTATATAATTTCCTATATATTCTCGCGTTTCTTTTACTACATCATAATCTATTTTAGTTGACTCTATAGTATTCACTACTTCTTTTAATTCAGATTCCCAATTCTGAATCAATTTGGAATTAACGAGTTTTCCATTAATTAATAATTCAATAAAATTTTTTTTATTAATGTCTTCCGTGTCTTTTGGTAGCGTTTTTGCTAATCGATCTAGAAATTTTTTTAGGTTTTTTTGTTTTTTTGTTGTAAAAATTTCATCAACAACACTAACATTAGATCTCCAAGTTTGTTCACCAGCTAATAAAATTGACAAATTTGACTTCTTCTTGTCTCCTTTATTTTCTTCTTTCATTAGTTTTAACGTGTTTAATACATTACTCCAAGTACTCCAATTTTCATCTTTATACTCCGAACCACTATCCGAAGTGTATTGTCGGGTCACATTGGTTTTTTTTCCAACTTTTTTATTAAAAAATTCTACCCATTTTTTATAAAATGTATTATAAGATGCATTTTTAATATCTGATTCAATATTTGTCCATGATGTGTCAAAGTTATCCGCATTACTATCTATTTGTTCTGACATATCTGCTTTTTTAATATCAGATTCCGATTCTAAAAATATATTAGACAATTCAAATATATTTATTAATAAATAAATAAATAAATCATATTTGTTTTCACCCTTTTTAAGATTTGTATGGACTTCACCTTCAATATCTTTACAATACTTAATAGTTTCATATATAAGTTTACAAGCCAGATTCATATTTTCTTTTTCACTTTTGATATCTTTCGCATAAAATGACTTTGTTTTGTTTAAAATACTATTCTTATATGACTCTTTATCTACGTTTTTTTGGACGAATTTATTTATGTAATCCATGATAACTTTTCTTTCATATTCTCCATACATTTGTTGGCAATAATCTTGGCGATTTATTGTCTGCGGTTCAAGTGAAATCGAACCATCCTCATTTAATTTTCCATCCAGACGTTCACTCATAATTGCTACATAATTATCTATTCTTTGTTTTCTTATCCCATCCTCCGTAGAATTAATCAACTTATTATATCCTAGTATTACACCATTTGCATTTAAAAAACCTAACCATAATGGTTGTACTAATCCTGCACAAAACATTGCAAATTCCCAAGAAGCTGTTTTTTCCTTAATACCTATTTTTTTTGTTACATACTTGTTTATTGCTTTTTGAGTTTTTTTATTAATTTTTTTATTATTATAAATATAAGTTTCTAATAAATTTTCAGCACCTGGACTATCATCAATTATAAAAGGAGTTTTTCTTCCATCAGTAAACTCAAACATAAAATCATAAATAATTTTCCCACGAGAACTAACTGGATTATTTATAGTTGTTTTTATCCTTTTAGCACTTTTCCGAATGTCTTCTATGTCAGAAACTAATTTAGAAAATTTAGACAATTTTTCAGTTTTTAAATCGATATCTGAGTTAATATAAATAGGTATCTCTTTCCCTCGCTTTTCATCAATGCTATCGACTATTAATTCACTAAATCTTTCATCTTTTTTCATTGAATAATGAAATATGGATTGATCTATTTTATTATAATTATTCCAACATTCACTATATCCAATACCCAAACCATATAATTCATATATACGAAGTTGAATTGATTTTAAGTCACTCTTATTCTCTATGTTCTTGATAGTTGCTTGTAATAAACCATCAACCCCCTCGGTACCAAATAATGTATACGATTTCCCAACACCACTATATCCATATGTAACTAAATATGTTCCAATTCCTCTAGTAATAAGTTTATCCAATAACATGTATTGTGATATTGTTTCATTACTATTAAATTCTGGTTTAAAAAATATTTCACTAAATTTTACACTTTTCGAATTTCTCACCATTGTATCCATATCCATCCCAGAATATTCACATTTATTTATTCCATCACCTTTATCAATATTTAAGTATCCACGATTCTCTGTACCTTCACCTTCAGACCATTGGATAAAATCGTCTGATTCTATGTATTTACATAAATTTGTATCAAATTTCTCAACATTTTCGGGATATGCAGCATTTATATTCTCTGACTCTTCCTTTGTTATCTTATTGGTACCAGTCTTTTCATTACATATTTTTTTCGCAACATCAAAATCTTGAACTATATCACCATTTTTTTTTAATCGGTTTGAAAAACGACCAATATCATTTATTCTAGCATAAACAGAAACTGGTTTTCTTGTTAAAACTAAAAAATTATCTAATTCGTTTCTAAGTATGATAAAAAAATTTAATAATTCTGTTCGAAGTGTTGTATTGGTTTCATCACGTATAATGATAAATGAATCTGTTGGTTTAATTTCTTCAGTTTTTTCTCGCAATTTCAAAAATAAGTTGTAATAACGTCTTATCATAAGATAATAATTATCATATAAATGTTGCAAATTTTTAATAAATTCTGTCATTTTATGATCCATATAGTTAAGTTTTTTACGTTGGTCAACACTTAAATTTTCAATTTCAAAATTTTCTACTATCTTAAATTTACTATCTCTAAAATAAATTAATGAGTTGTTTTTGTTTCCTGTTTGTGCAGGTATCGTTTCAAACAAAGTATGTTTTTTTTTATACTTATCTTTAACATTATCATTATCATTATTGTCTATGACACTAATACGTCCAATCACGTTCTCAATATCTCTATAAATATCATCATTAATATCTTTCAATCCAAGATTGGACCAATGATCTATTATAGTTTTCATTATGCGTTCATAATTAGCCATTTCACCTACACTAAAATAATATGTTTTAAAATCAGTTTTTTTTTCTTTATTAGATTTATTTATATTATATTTATTTAACTTTTTTTCAAAAAAGACAATATATTCTTTAATACTCTTATCAATAACTATATATTTTGACGCTATTGATGATACCACTAGTTTTTTGTCCTGTTTGTCTTCCTTGTCGTCAGTTCCACCTTTTGACTTATACAAAATCTTTATTAAATTATCTACTATTTTATGAACTTTTTTTTTATGTCTATTTTTTTTTAGATTTATTTTTTTTATACCACCTTTTGTAAATATAATTTTATCATACAATTCTTGCCCCACTAAACTTTTATGACCACCTTTTTGTGGTTGGTTTCTTTTTAGAGCTGATCGTATATCTCCCTTGTTCTCTAATAATTTAGTAATATCTCGTGTTGTAGCATAATAATTACGTATTTTTTCCAATCCTTCATTTATTTTATTTACTTGAACGTCAATCATATTCTCACTATTTAAATCTACCTTTTCTAATGCTAAAAGTCTTTTCGCATCTTCAAAATGCTTTTGTTCTGCGTCTCGCTTTTTTTGTTCTTCTTCGCCTAGGGGTTCTGGTATGACTTCTGTTTCAACAAAAATAGCACTTTTGTTTTCTTCGTTTTTTGTTTGAGGGCCAATAGGGAGTATATATGGATGATTTTTCTCGTTTTGGATTCTTTCAGCATTTTTTGACTCCAATTCTTTTTTTAAATCCTCTTCTTGTTGATTTGTATCTGGTAGAGAAAAATTATCGATAATATCTCTGGGATGTACTAAATCTTTTTTAATTTTATTGATATTAATCGTTTCTTGAGCCATAGAAATGACTTCGCTTACATCATCATTAATATTCTGGAAATCTTGATTATTACTATCTTTTTCCGGACAAGGTCGTATAGTACCGCCTTTCCAAGCACTAATATGTCTTTGTTTTGTATTAATGCCAAACTTTCTAGTAAATGCGGTTTGTATATTTTTCATTTCCAGTACTACTTTATTTCGCTGGTCTTCAATACTTGCAGAACCTCTCCAACTTTTTGTTTCTGTAAATTTGCTCATTTGAACAGAAATATCATCCAGATATTTTTGTACATGTTTAGGTTGTACTCTTTTTTTTTTATTCAATTCTTTCACCATTTCACTTAGTTTAGTTTCTATTGCTTTATTTTGTATATTTAAATTTTGTATCTGTATAGCTAATTTTTGATTTTTTCGTTTTAAGTTTATAATTGTTTTTTCTAAATCTTTATTTATATTATTTAATTTATTTCTTTCGATTGAAATTTTTTTATTATCCTTCAACAACTGTTTGATTATTGCCTCCATATCCGTCTTCTCTTTTTTTAATTTATTATATTTTCCGATTTCTTTGGTTGATTTTATTCTTAAATTTTGTATTTCTTCTAGTAATTGTGTTATTTTAATTTCATGTTGTTCCTCGAGTTTTTTCGCTTGTTCCTTAAGAAAAGATATTTCTAATTTATTTGTTCGATTTACGTTTTTCAAAACATTTATTGCAAGTTCATGCTTATCATTCAAAGTTTTCATTTTTTGTATCTCTTCATTCGCCGTCTTAAGTTTTTTTTTTAAATCCTCATTTTCATCTATTAAATTTTTGTTATTCTGTAGGTT